GCTGAACGATCCCGGCAACACCGACGAGGACAACGCAGACACCCTCACCCTGCGGGGCACTGGCGCCCAGGCGACCACTCTCACCATGGCCAGCAACGTCGATGGCATCGAGCTGACGAACTGGGCGATGGTCAACATCTCGGACCTCGGCATCGCAGTCTCGGGTTCGGGTAACGGCATCCACGCCATCGCCGTCCTGGCTGGCAACGAGGTCAGCTTCTGGCACAGCTCGTTCCGGAACCTGCGGATCACCGGCGGATTCGTCCCCACGAACACGGGCTGGGGCATGGACCTTCAGATGCCGTGGCGGTCGGTGTTCGAGAACATCGAGATCGAAGGCACCCGCAACGGGATCATCCTGCGCAACCAGGGCACCGTCCAGAACGCGGGCGACTGCACGTTCACCAGGATGTTCATCGAGATCGTCGGCGACAACGGCACCGCGATCCGGGTCAACTGCCCCTCGAACAACATGAACCAGAACAACTGGAACATGGTCGAAGCCGGGGCCAACGGTGCCGGCTGCACCGGCATCCTCATCGACGGCGTGGCCGGCGGCGCCAGCCAGCGGTTCTGGGGTCTGAACCTCGAACAGTTCCGGACCACGATCAACGTGGCCACCGGCGAATCGAACGTCTTCGAGTGCAACTACGTCACCGGCGACACCGGGGATGCGGCGAACAGGATGTTCGTCTGCGGGACGAACAGCTACAACAACACCTTCTCCGCGAAGTGGGTGAACGTCGCGGCCAACGGAACGCTGAAGATCATCGAGGACAGCAACACCACCTCGAACTGCCCGAATATCTTCGAGAAGATCCGCATCGAGAACAACAGCGGCGGCACCGTCACCTACACGAAAGCGTCGTCAACCGTCCTCCGTGACATCACGACCTTCAACAGCGGCAACGCCCTGCCCGACGGGCTCCTCCAGTACCCGCTGTCCAACGTCAACGACGCGACCTTCACACCCGCCGACCACGGCCTCATCACCTGGACGCACGACCCGGCCACCCTGCGGTCCGCGTCCAACGCCACCACGAGCGGCACGGTCTACCTGTGCAAAGTGAAGATCGTCAACCGGTCAACGCTCGTCTCCAACATCATCGTCGGTATCGAAGCCGCCGGAACCGGCCTCACCGCCGGCCAATGCTTCGTCGGCCTCTACAACAGCAGCGGCACCCGCCTCGCCATCAGCGCCGACCAGGCAACCAACTGGACCACCACCGGCCTGAAGACGATCCCGCTCACCGCCGCGCAAACCCTCGCCGTCGGCTCCTACTACGTGGCCATCCTCGCCGTCGGCACCACCCCGCCCCAGTTCGCCATGGGAGCCGGCGGAGCCACTACCGTCAGCGCCGGCCTCACCGCAGGCACCGCACGGTTCCTCACCGGGCCCACCGCGCAGACCTCCCTGCCCACGTCCATCGCCCTGGCCAGCCAGACCGTCACCTCCGGCGCCCGCTGGGCTGCACTCAGCTAGGAGACCCGTCATGCCCACCAGTGACAACGAGGGCAAGGACTGGTCCCTCGACTGGTTCCGCTACCACCTGCCGAACACCGTCACCGACGTCGGCCCTGGCGAAGGCACCTACGCGAAGCTGATGCGGCCCGTGCACGAAGGCGTGTGGTGGACGGCGATCGAGGTCCACAAGCCGTACATCACCAAGTTCAAGCTCAAGTCGACGAAGACGCGGAAGATGTACGACGAGATCCACGTCGAGGACGTCCGCGAATCCGAGGATCACCTCTTCTACCGGGACCTCGTGATCTTCGGCGACGTCCTCGAACACCTTGAGCGCGACGACGCCGTGGCTTTGCTTCAGCGGGCCGAGACCGCCGGCGCCTGGAACATCCTCGTCAGCCTGCCGATCGTCGACTCCCCGCAGGGCGAGGTCGACGGCAACCCGCACGAAGCCCACCTCCACCAGTGGGACCCCGACGACATGGACGCCGTCCTCGCCGAACTCGGTGGGCGCGTCGAGACGTTTCGTGGCGGAACGCTCGGCTGCTGGTGGTGGAACCGTGGCTGAGTTCGACGTCTCGCACCTGCGTTTCCAGCCGCGGCGGCATGGGCTCCTCGTCCGATGCGGCGAGCTTCCGATCTACCTGGCCGAGGGTGCCGCCTCGGCAGAACGTGACAGTCGGCACGGCGGCTACCGCTTCGTCGACAGCAACGGTCGCGCCATCAGCTACCTGACGGACGCTCTCCTCAACCGGTGCCACCGCAGCGCGCTGGAGCGAGCGGAGCGCCTGGAGCACGTACTCGCTCTGACCCGACAACTCAACGTCGCCTGATCCCAGGGAAGGCCCGCGCCCATGGCTTCCCTCGTTCCCGACCTGCCCCTATGGGGCTGGAATTTGATCATCGCGATGCAGCGGCACGAGGAGCTGCACGGCAAGGATGACGCCTGCCTCGGCGGCGTCCTGGCTGCCGTACCAGCCGAGGTCCGCCAGCAGGCCGAAGCGATCAGCGGCTACATCCAGAAGGCCAGCGGCCACCAGCTCGCCGACCAGGCCACGAAGAACTTCGAGAAGATCATGGGCGGATTCTTCAGCGCACCGGCCCAGCAGGACCAGGAAGCCGAGGTCGCGCCGTGAGCGAGTACCTGCCCGCCGTTCTCTCCTGTGCCGCAGCGGCGGTCGCGGTCCTGCTTACCTGGCACGGCCTGCGCACCACCAAGCCCCGGCCGAAGCCCGCCCCAGCCAAGACGGACCAGCCGCAGGCCGCCATCATCGAGATCGTCGAGAAGGGGCGCGGCACCACCGACACGGCCAGCGGCAGCCTCATCCTGCCCAACGACGTCCGCCTCAACGGACAGTCCCTGCTCGTACCGAAGGACGCCCCCGTCATCGTCCACGAGATGTCGGTCGACGACTCCACCGTCGCCCACGTCACCCTGACTGTCTTCGCCCGCCGCGTCGTCATCGCAGCCGAAGAGGACCTGACGTGACTGAGCGCGTCGTCGATCTGGAAGTGGCAGCCGAACTCGAAGCCTCCTTCGACACTTACCTGTGCCTCATCCCCGGTCGCGAAGTCGAACGACGGCAAAGCGAAGACGGCACCTACACGATCGTCAGGATGGCCATCCTGGACGCGCCCGCTGGTGCAGTCGAGATGAGTCCCTGGTTCACGTTCACCGAAGGCCAAGTCGGACTCGGCGGCATCGAATACTTCGATGCTGACGGGCACCGCATCTCCTGACCCTGGAGCCCGCGCCCATGGATCTCCACGCCTGGATCACCCAGCAAGTCGACGAGACTGAGCGGATCGCCCGCGGCCACGAGCAGCCCTCGCCGCGATGGGAGTACGACTCCTTCGTCCATGAGATCCGCGACATGCGCAACGCAGGCACTGTGGCCAGCGTCCCCCGCGACGGCACGGCCGCGCACATCGAACGCCACGACCCGGACGCCGTCCTCCGCCGCTGCGAAGCCGACCGGCGCATCCTCGCCCGACACCGGATCGATCCCAACGTCAGCTACGAGCCCGCCTGCGAGGGCTGCGGCACCTACGGCGACATGGATATGTCGAACGTCGACAACCTCAACGACTGCCCGGAGCTGCTGGACCTCGCGCACGCCCACGGCATCACGAACGAGATCCTCGCCGGACTCGACAGGCCCCAGTCGCCCGAGCCCAAGGTGTCCACCGGCCAGCGCCTCGCCCACTGGCTCGCCACCCCACCCATCACCACCAGCGACGTACCAGCCGCACTACGCGGACCCCGCTGGAAGCCGTGAAGAGGCAGCCATGGACCAGCGCTACCTGATCATCCGGCCGGACGACGACGGCAGCGTCACCGTCACGCCACAGACGCCCATCTCGCGGGCGCTCGACATCCTACGAGAAGCCCTCCAGGACGAGCCGCTCTACCAGTTCCACACCCACGACCAACCCTGACCCCACAGGAGCCCGCGCCATGGCCCAGTACACGATCAACTACTTGACCGGCGACGTAGAGACCGTCGAAGCCGACGGTGTCGAGTACGACGGCATCGCCCGCGACTACACCTTCACGGGGGCAGACGGCATGGGCGTCGTCGCGCTCGCCCCCGCCGCCAACGTCCGCAGCATCCACCGCCAGGACAACGAGGCGGTGAGCCACTGATGGCCCGCTACCGCAAACGCCCCGTCGAGATCGAAGCCGTGCAGTGGACCGAGGACGTGTCCATGCGGACGCTGATCGACTTCACCAACGGGCTCGTCAAGCTCAACGACGTCGACCGCGACTTCCAGGTCTACGACCGACTCCACGACACGTGGGTCCAGTTCCAATACGGAGACTGGATCATCAAGGGCGTACAGGGCGAGTTCTACCCCTGCCGAGATGACGTCTTCGCCGCCACCTACGAGGCGGTGACCGGCTGATGGCCACGGTGCCTAGCTACCGCGAACTCGCCCAGCGCACCCTCGGACAGGCCGCGGCGGATCTCAACGCCATGCCGCAGGGCCAGGTCGCCAGCGCCGAGATCACAGCTCGCGCCGCCAAGGCACAGGCCATCGCCACCGTCGCCGTCGCACAGGCCCTCCTGGAGATCGGCGACGTCCTTCGAGAGATGCTGCGAGGTGACGCCTGATGGCCCGCCTGCAGATCCTCGAACTCCCCGAAGGCAGCAACGACGACCGACCGCCGTTCGTGCTCGTCGTAGACCAGATGCCCGCCGACGAACCCGGCTTCGAAGCCCTCCGGCGAGACCTCACCGACGGCAACCTCGCCGAGAGGACCGGCGCCCGAGCCGTCCTCGTCTTCGAAGACACCATCGACATCCCCGCCAACGACACACGCAGATACCTCCAGGCAGCGGCGGCAGAGCCGGAGATCTCCGTCAAGCTAGGCGGCCACGACCCGCAGGCCGCCATCGACGCCGCGATCCGGAAGATCAAGGACGACCCGCAGGCAGGCCTCCAGTGAGCGGCGGCAGCTACAACTACCTCGCGGAACACGAACCCGGCAACCTCGAAGCCCGCCGCGGCGACATCGAAGCCATGCGCGACCGGCTCGCCGAACTCGAAGCCGAAGGCGTCCCCGGCGCCGCACGCGCAGCCCGCCTCACCCGCTACGTCCTCATCCACCTCGACCTCGCCGAACAGCGGGCCGAAGAACTCGCCGATGCCTGGCACGCCATCGAATGGCACGACAGCGGCGACTACGGCGACGACACCATGCGCAAAGCCCTCGCCAACTGGGCCGAGAAGACGGACCCGCGCTATGCCTGACGTGACGGTGAAGCTGTCCGACGGCATCCGCGAGATCACCGTCGAACTCCACGGCGCAGACGACGCACTCCGACGGGCTGAGGAGACGGCTGTCCGGCTCTACGACGTGGCCATCGCAGGCAGCCCCACCGACCGACGCGCCGGCTTCGCAGGCTGGGCCATCAGCAGCGACACCGAACGCAGCCCCGAGGAGTAGACGTGGCCTCCTCCCGAACACTGCCCAGCTGGCTGCACAGGCACGGCATCGCCCGGACCCTCAGCAGCACCAGCAGCAACAGCCACCCCGACGTTCAGTACCTCATGGAATCCCGGCGCTGGACGCCCCGCTGGCTCGTCGTCTGGGCAGCGAACAAGAGCTTCGCCCGGATGTATCCGAGTCGAGCCGCGCAGCTTCACCTCGCCGTCGTTCAGCGGCACGCCACCGCTCAGGACGGCAGCCGACGCTGGTCACTCCAGTACAGGTCCACGCTGTGAGCGGAGGCTGGGATGGCAGCGACCGCAAGAGCCGGCTGCCGTCGAACTGGGCGACCATCCGCCGCAAGGTGCTCGCCCGCGACGTGGTCTGCCAGATCTGTCGAGTGAGGCCAGCGACCCACTGCGATCACATCGAAGCCAAGACCGACGCTCACGCCGAAGACCGCCTTCAAGGCGTCTGCGTCGAATGCCACCTACAGAAGTCCAGCCGCGAAGGCAACGAGGCGCAGCGCGCCAACCCGCGGCCCGGACGGAAACGGCCGCAGGAACCACACCCCGGACTCCGGTAAGGCAGTGACCTTGTGCCCCGCTACCTGATCATCCATCCCCGCGAGCAGCGCAAGGACGACGCCCTCATCGAAGGCGACGACCTCCACCTTGCCGTCACCGACGGATGGGCCATCTTCACCGACCAGCACGGCATCTGCCTCGCCATCCCCACCGGGCTCGGTGCACAGATCCAGCGGGTAGACGAACCCCAAGACACCGAGGAGCCCGCGCCGCAGAAGGAGTGATCAACTGTGGCATCCAAGGGGCGAGGTCAGCGCGGCAACGCGCAGACACTGCGGAACTACTGGACGACCGGCCGAGGCGCGGCCAAGATCAAATGGGGGACGGCCGGCGACTACCAGCGCTGCGTCCGCGCCGTCCAGAAATACATGGGCGCTCGAGCCCGCGGCTACTGCGCACTCAGGCACAAGGCCGCCACCGGCATGTGGACCTCACAGCACGCCAAAGCCATGCGCGGCGGAAGTCGACGTTGACGCGGAACCCCCCGACTGTCAGCGGGCGTTGAGACAATAGAACCCCGGCGAGTGCTACCAACACTCCCGGGGCCACGGCCAGCCCTGACACGACAGGACCAGCATGCCTGAGGCTACACGCCCCACCTCAATCACCTGCGCCCGCTGCGGCACAGAAAAGAAGGTCGGCCGCTCAGGTCCGATACCCACATACTGCTCAGCCTCCTGCCGCGCCCGCGTCAAGGACGAGAGAGCCAGAGAAGACGGACGGTACGAGCGCTACCTGGCTGAAGCCCGGCAGCAGACGGCTGAAAGACGAGCAGCCAATGCTCGCCCCTGCCCTTACTGCGGCACAGTCATGACGAACCCGCGCCGTGTGCAGTGCGGCAGCGTTGAATGCCGGCGCCGCTACTACGCCGACCGGATGCGCGAGTGGAACCGCGAGTACAAGGAACGCACCGGCCAGTGGTACCACCGCAACTACTCTGAGCAGCACCGCGAGTACAGCCGCCGACGCTACCAAGAGCGCCCACACTGGCGGACCCGATACCCGGATCGAGCCGCGCTGATCGATGCGCGCAGGCGAGCCTTGGTGATGCAGGCCCGAACCGATGAACTGTTCACCCCACTCGACGTGCACGCGCGGGACGGCTGGACCTGCCAGCTCTGCCACGAGCCCATCGACCAGACCATCGCGTGGCCGCACCCCAAGAGCCCGAGCATCGACCACATCATCCCTCTGTCCCGAGGCGGAGCACACGCACTGAGCAACGTCCAGAGCGCACATCTTGGATGCAACAGCAGCAAGCGAGACAGAGACATGGACGACGCAGTTGCCCTCCTCACCCGCCTCGCCAGCCAGGCGTAGGGCAGCAGCCCACCAGGGCAGCGCACCGTGGGTCGGCCAGGGCTGTGCGGCTGCCCAGCACGCAGGCCTCGACCGCACGAGCACTCGATCGACGCAGCGTAAACGATCAGCGCGAGCGTGATCGCGACGGCTAGGCACTGCATGGCCTGCACCTGCCCGTCGGTTGGGTGCGCGAGGCCGGCAGCACTCTGGTGCGGACGTCGCTCTGGCCGCCAGCTGGCCGCGGCGCCCTGGGGGGAGGGCCCCTGCCGGCCTGATCGGGAGATCGGGGCCGTAATGCGGTCCTTCCCGTGTACGGGTTCCCTAGGCTCCTGACCTGCGGTGATGTCGATCGGCTTGCTGACTCCGTCGGCCGGCCGGGCGTCACGGTGAGGTAACGGTGCAGGTGAGTGGCCTGTAGCCGTAACGCTCACCCAGTAGACTGGCCTCATGACCGAGACCGCCTGCCGCACCGAGTGCGACCGCTGCCAGGGCCCGATGCCTCTGTTGGCGCGGGCGGACGCGCGGTTCTGCTCGCCGGCCTGCAGGCAGGCTGCCTACAGGGAGCGCCGTTGTGCGGAGCAGGCGAGGGTGGCCGGCGAGCAGGCGGCGCGGGTTCCGGCCGAGCTGCGCACCAAGGCGCGGTGGGTGCGGTACTCGTCGCGGAAGGTGCCGCTTCGGGTGGATGGTCGGTTCGCCTCTGTGGACGACCCGTCGTCCTGGTCCGACTTCCCGGCCGCGGCCCGGGCTACGGCCGGTGAGGGTGTCGGGTTCGTGCTGACGGCCGGGGACGGGATCGTGGTCATCGACCTGGACCATGCCGTTGAGGACGGGCGGATCCTGCCGTGGGCGCGGGCCATCGTCGACCGGCTGCCGGCGACGTACATGGAGCGCGGCCAGTCCGGCACTGGCCTGCATCTGTGGTTCCGTGGCTCGGTACCGCACGGTCGGCGTGTCCGGCGGGGGGAGTTGGCGTTCGAGGTGTACTCGGATCGCCGCTACATGATCGTGGGTGACCGTGTTCCGGGTACCCCTCTTGAGCTTGCCGAGCTGCCTGACGCGGCCGGTTTGATCGCTTCGCTCTGACGCCCTGTGGCGGCGTCCCTGCGGGCGTCGTTGTTTCCAGCCCTTTGCGCGCCCTGGTGGCGTGCTCTGACCCTGGAGGTCGTCATGGGCGCACACGGACCTATCCCGAAGCGTTCCGAGGAACGTCGTCGCCGCAACAAGGACGACGGCCCCGAACTGATCCAAGCCCCCTCTGGAGCCCCCGGCGACCTGCCGGACCTGCCCGGCGCAGACCCGCTGTGGCATCCGATCGCCGCGGACTGGTACCTCTCTCTCAGAGAGTCGGGGCAGGCCGCGTACTACGAGCCGTCGGACTGGGCGGTCGCCCGGTACGCCGCGGACCTGATGTCCAAGGTGCTCTTGTCGGAGCGCGGGCCCAACGGCCAGCTCGTCGCCGCGCTCAACTCGGTGATGTCGTCGCTGCTGACGACGGAGGGCGATCGGCGGCGTGCCCGTATGGAGTTGGAGCGGAAGAAGCCTGCCGGTCCGCAGCTGGCGTCGGTGAGCCCGCTGGACTCCTACCGCGACATCGCAGGAGGCTGACGTGATGAAGTACGTCGTCTGCGCAGGCAGTCAGGACGAGGCGCAGGCTTGGGCCCGGCTCCACGACATCCCGCAGCAGCAGTGCCTGTACGTCGGCTCGCTGAGGCGGATCGAAGGGCTTCGTGACTTCGCCGTGGTCCGGTTGCGGGGCTTCTTCGACCGGCCGGACCGGGGTGAGATTGAGGATTGCCTGCTGCGTAACGATCTGAAGCGGCGCTCCCCGCTGCGCGATATTCGCGGCGATGGAGTCTGAGGAGCAGGTCCCCGACGTCGTCGAACCCTTCACGCTGGGCCCGACGTGGAAGCGCGGCCCGGACGGCAGGTTCGTCCTGCCCGAGTACACGCTGGGCTGGCACTGCCTGGCCTGGACGAAGACGTACCTGCAGCACTACGTCGGGAAGACCTGGCAGTACACGCCTGAGCAGGCCCGGCTGACGCTGTGGTGGTACGCGATGGATCCGGCGACGAACCGGTTCCTGTACCGCGACGGCGTGATTCAGCGGCTGAAAGGCCACGGTAAGGACCCTTTGAAGGCGACGTGGGCGGCCTTCGAGTTCGTGGGTCCGTGCCGGTTCGGTGAGGTCGCGGACGAGGGCAACGAGTGGGGTGTTCCGCCGGGGCAGCCGCTTGGCGTGCAGCATCCGGCGGCGTGGGTGCAGATCGCGGCGGTGTCGCAGGATCAGACGCGGAACACGATGACGCTGTTCCCGTCGATCTTCTCGAAGCGGGCGATCGAGGAGTTCCGGATCGACCTCGGCAAGGAGATCATCTACGCCGACAAGGGGCGGGCGCGCATCGAGGCGGTGACGTCGTCGCCGCGCGCTTTGGAGGGTGGTCGGCCGACGTTCACGTCGATGGGCGAGACGCATCACTGGCTGGAGTCGAACTCGGGCCACGAGATGGCAGCCGTGATCGAGCGGAACGCCACCAAGTCGGCGGACGGTCAGTCCCGGACGCTGGCGGATACGAACGCGTTCGAGCCGGGCGAGGACTCTGTTGCGGAGCGCACTCGCGACGCCTACGAGGCTGCGGAAGCCGGCCGCGCGGTGGATACGGGCTTGTTCTACGACACGCTGGAGGCTCCGCCTGAGGCGAAGTTGACGGAGGCGTGGATCGAGCCGACGCTGCGCGCGGTGCGCGGGGATTCGACGTGGCTGGACATCGGCCGGCTGAAGGCGTCGATCCTGGACCCGCGGAACCCTCCGTCCCGGTCGCGGCGGTTCTGGTACAACCAGATCGTCGCCGCGGAGGATGCGTGGCTGGCCCGCTACGAGTGGGACGCCTGTAAGCGTGACGACCTGGCGCTGGCGGATGGCGACGAGGTCGTCCTGTTCTTCGACGGCTCCAAGTCGGACGACGCGACGGGCCTGGTGGCCTGCCGTATTTCGGATGGTCTCGTGTCTGCCCTGGGTGTGTGGCAGAAGCCGGCGAACTGGCCAGCGCCGAACACGCCGGGCTTCGTGCCTTATCAGATCCCACGGGACGAGGTGCACGGGGTGGTGGAGAACGCGTTCGCGCGGTTCAAGGTGCTGGCGTTCTTCGCGGACCCAGGCGGCGGCAAGGATGATGAAGACGGCGAGATGTACTGGGACTCCTACGTCGACCTGTGGGGTCAGATGTGGGGTCCGAAGCTGGGTCTTCGAGCTGTCCCATCAGGCCCGAAGGTGCATGCGGTGCGCTGGGACATGCGCGGCGACTCCCGGAACCAGGAGACGTTCACGGATGCGGTGAAGCGGACCCACGCTGACGTCCTGCAGCGACAGTTGTTCCACGACGGTCACAAGACGCTCCGCATACACGTGATCAATGCGCGTCGTCGGACGAATCGGTGGGGCGTGACGATCGGCAAGGAACATCGTTCGTCGGCGAAGAAGATCGACCTCGCGGTGTGCATGGTCGGGGCGCGGATGCTGCGCCGGATGATCCTTAACTCGCCGAAGCGTGCGAAGAAGAAGACGCCGGGCAAGGGGAGGGTGGTGGTGCTGCGATGACCCTGTCCATCCCTGAGCTGCCGCTCCTGACGCTGTCGGATGACGAGCTGGCCCTGGTGAACATGCTGCGCGCGGACATGATGCGCGACCGGTGGGCGCTACAGCTCCGTGACGCGTACTTCAACGGCGAGCAGCTGATCCGCGACCTCGGCATCTCGATCCCGCCGCAGCTCAAGAGCCTGCATACGGTGATCGGATGGCCGCGAGTCGGTGTCGAAAGCCTGGAGGAGCGCCTGGATTTGGAGGCGTTCCGCTGGGCGGATGGTTCGGACTCGTCGGAGTTGACGGAGATCGCCGAGGCGAACGACCTGTTCGACGAGTCGAGCCTCGCTCACCTGGATGCGTTCGTGTACGGGCGGGAGTATCTGGCGGTCGGCTCTGGGGGCTGTGGCACGGGTGACTGCCCGCCGCTGATCACTACGGAGTCGCCGCTGGACATGACGCTGATGTGGGATGCCCGGCTGCGCATGGGCACGGCCGCGTTGCGGGAGTGTGCGGCTGACAGCTTCCTCGAGGCGGGGCCCGAGGAGCGGATGCTGGTCCTGTACCTGCCGGATCAGACAGTGATGTGCTTGCCGTCAGAGTCCGGCGGCTGGGAGGTCATCGACCGCGACATGCACGGCCTGGGTGTCGTGCCGGTGGTGCGGCTGGCGAACCGGCAGCGCACCGCGGACCGTGTCGGCAAGAGCGAGATCACCCCCGAGGTCATGTCGATCACAAGCGCGGCGTGTCGGCGGCTGATGGGTATCGAGGTGGCCGCCGAGTTCTTCGGTGCTCCGGGCCGCTACATCTTGGGCGCCTCGGAGTCGGCGTTCCAGGATGCCGAGGGGAATGCGAAGAGCGCGTGGGAGACGTACATCGGCCGGGTTCTCGCTTTGGAGCGGGACGAGGACGGCAATGTGCCAACGGTCGGTACGTTCCCTGCGCACGACCCGTCCGGCCAGACGAAGATCATCGACTTGTACGCCAGGATCATGGCGTCGCAGATGTCGGTGGCCCCGCATGTCCTCGGCTACAGCAGCGACAACCCGGCTTCGGCAGACGCGATCCGCTTCGCCGACAACCGGCAGGTCAAGAAGGCCGAACGCCGCATCCGCCGCTTCGGTGCCGGATGGCAGCAGGCTATGCGGCTTGCCCTGTGGGTGCGGGACGGTGAGCCGCCGGACAAGACGCGCCGCATCGAGACGGTGTGGCGGAACCCGGCGACGCCGACGGTGGCTGCCCAGGTGGACGCCACGGTCAAGCTCGTGCAGGCGGGCGTCCTGCCTGCGGACAGCGACGTGACGCTGGAGATGGCCGGCTTCACGGAGGCTCAGCGGCAGCGGATCGCTGCTGACCGGCGCCGCACTGCGGGCCGGGCCGGCAGCAGTGCGCTGATGGATCGTCTCGCTGAGCTCGGTGCGGGTACCGGCGCGGTGAGCTCGGAGCCGTCGGAGGCCGACCTTGGCGTCGACGACCTCGGATAGCTCGGCTGGCGCCTCGCGCTGGAGGACCGCGCAACGGGGTCTGACGACGCTACTGCTACGGGATCTGCGTGGGCTGCGGCGGCTGATCAACCCGGCTCGTCTGCAGGCAACGGTGCCGCCCTGGATTGAGGCGGTCGCCGCCCTGATAGCCCAGTACTCCGAGCTGTCAGCGACGTTGGCCGCCGACTTCTATGACGGCGAGCGGGATGCCGCTGAGGTGCCGGGCGTGTTTACGGTGCCGCTGGCGGACCCTCCGCCGGACGAACAGATCGAAGCGTCGATGCGATGGGCCACGAAAGACGTGTGGACTCGCGACGCGGAGGCGGCGACGGCAGTGCAGCTGGAACCGATCGGCGTCCGGCTCGAGGCCGCGTTCGGCAAGGCGGACATGGCTACTCAGAGGCTCGTCGCCGATGTGGGTCGCGACACGGTCCGTCAGGCGGTGCGGCGAGATCCGGAGGCTGTGGCGTATGCCCGGGTCGCTGCGCTCGGCGCCTGCTCGTTCTGCAAGCTCATGTCAAGCCGCGGCGCAATTTATGCCACGGCGGACACAGCGGGCCGTGACGCTGATGACCGGTTCTCCGGTGACGCGTCGGTGGTGAAGTTCCACAACAACTGCCACTGCGGGATCCTGCCCGTCTTCCGCGGCCAGCGGTTCGAGCTGTCGCCGCACGCGGCGCGGTGGGACGCCATCTACCGCGAGTACGCCCAAGGCCATCCGGGAGATCAGCTGCGCCTGTTCAGGCGTGCGCTGGCGGAGCACGACGAGTATCCGCTTCCCGGATCTCACTGATCAAAGGGTCGCCCTGGTGGCGGCCTTCCCCCTGTAACAGCCCCTGGAGGGCCGATTCGTCATGCCCGAAGAGACCGAGACCGTCGAGCAGCAGGACACCGGCACCGAGGAGACCGTCGAGGAGACGGCCGCCGAGGAGAACGGAACCGAGCAGCGGGAGGACGCCCAGGAGGCGGAGTCCGGTGGCGAGGGGAAGCCGTTCGACCGGAAGAAGTTCGAGGCTGAGCTGCGGAAGAAGAACAGCGAGGCCGCGAACCTCCGTAAGCGTCTGAAGGAGCTGGAGCCGGCGGCTGCCGAGCTGCAGCGCATCAAGGACGCGGAGAAGACCGAGTCCGAGCGCCTCAACGACCAGCTGGAGCGCGCCCGCGAGCAGGTGGCGGAGACGCGTCAGCGACTGGTCCGCACGCAGGTGCAGGCCCTGGCCATGACCGGTTTCGCGGATCCGGAGGATGCGGTCGGCGCGCTGGATCTCGACTCGTACATCGACTCTGACGGTGACATCGACGAGGCGGCCATCAAGGCGGACCTCGAGGCGCTCTTGGAGCGCAAGCCGCACTGGGCGAAGACCCAGCCCCAGGAGGGCCCGCGGCGACCTGCACCGGACCGCACCCAGGCATCCGGCGCCAACAAGAAGCAGGCCCCCAACCCGCGCGACGAGTTCGCCGGGTGGCTGAGTACGCGGCTGAAGTAGCCGCTGAAAGAAGGAGTCATGGCGGCAACCGCCCCCATCACCACGAGCAACGTT